CCTCGTCTATCATTAGCTCTGAAATGTACAGCAGTTTAATAGCCACTGCCATTGTTATAGTACCTACAAATAATAAAACAATATTATATATCATACAAACCTCACTTTAATAATAGAAAAACAACTGCAAAAAAGTATGCAATTGAACATAGAAATAAAAATCTAATTACTCTTACAATTGCTACTGGCTTAGGCTCTTGCTCCATTAGATTATTCTTTATCCATTTCAGAAACCCAAGGCCAGTGTCGCTCAGACAGTTTACTGCTTTCATCATCATCTTCTTTTAACTCCTCTCTATTGTATTTAAAGATAGCATCAAAGTTACTGTTGTATTTCTTTGCGTCTACCTTCCGTTGTCTATCACCTTTACCGCCATGTGTTGAATCACCCATTTTAATCCTCCGGCAGAAATACCTGACCAAAAGTTATGACACAAAAGGGTAGGCAGATAACCGTACCCTCAAATTGTGCCGCCTCGTATGTATCAGAATCATTTAACACAACCCACACTGCACGAGTATCTGTGAACTCTAAGTCAAAACCCACGCCATTACGCAGGTTAAAACTTAAATTATATTTACCAAAAGTTTTTGTCATACTATGCCGCCTTCATAAAGTTATTGTATCTAACAGCCTCACGAACTACCTGCTGTCTGTCGTTATTAATTGATGCAATGTTTACTCTGCTTGAAGGCCGTGAAGCATCAGCATGAGTTGACCAATCAGTCATGGCATTGTACACCCCCCAGTAGTTTTTTCCAAGGCGTTTAGAATATACACTGGAGTATACATTCCACATGTATTCTAAACTTGTGTTACGTCTAGCCATATCAGCCATAACATATTCAGGAACAGAGTTGCCCTCTGCAAGAAGCTTTAAAGCTGAAGTACATTTAAGTGCAGTAGCAAAGAAACTAAAGGCCGCATAATCACTGCACTCTGTACCGTGCCACTGTTGCCACAGTTCACGCTCAGTGTTAAAGGTCTGCAAACATTTAGTAACTACCCTGCCACCTAACTCAATATCTAAAGACTGAGTGTGTTTAGATTTATACACTGCAACCTCACCACTCACAAAGACTTGAAGATTAGTACAAGCAAACTGAGTTGCGGCGGCACTAATCATGTACGGCCAAGTCCCATCGAAAGATGATATAGATAGTAGGCTCAAAGATGCACTGTCACCATCACTGGTTTTGTATGTATGCTCTGGCAACTTGTGGTGAACAAAAGTTCTTGCTCCATTGTGAGATGTCCTGATTGTCTCTTGCATGTTATCGGTACATAAGCCAGAACGCTCAATGATGTTACGAGTACCGTCTATCATGTGTTTAGGTGCTACTGCCTTGTAGCCTTGACCATGAATACCTAGCTCAGCGCCTGTATCAGTACGATAGATAACATTCTTGGAGCTAACGTGATAGTCGCTGTGAGAAATTAACCCTCCCTTGTATAGCAACTTATCTGTAGCTATATCAAAATCAGCCGCACCATAACCTCCATTGCGGATTGTTGTAAGGGCTGAATTGTTTGTAAACATCGGTGTAATATTATTCATTGTGTTTCTCCAGTAAAATAATTATAAGTTTTAGTTGACAACAATTTTGAAACTGTTAAAATCTATAAAGTTCTTCTAAGATAACTATTAAATATATTTATTAGTATTCTTATACAAACTATAAAGAATGTATACAAACTTTAAAGTACTATAAAACTTTAAAGTAAAAAAAATAAGATCATTCTTCCTTTGTAAAAATCTGATAGTGAGTATCCACTACCTGTAAATCATACTGCTTATAATAGTTCTTGGCCTTAGCATATTTCAGTGCGTCCTCTTCATTAGATGCCGCAACATCTATAAAGTATCCAGTTACTTGAGATACCATAACCTTATACTTCTGAATAGGTTGCTCTAAATCTATTTGGCTTTTAAGTTTAGGCGGTCTATTACTCATACATCCTCCTCAATTATATTAAGAAGCTCAACTCGTAGTTTATTGAGCAAACGATGATCGTTACTCATAACTACTGCGCCCCTTTCACTTAGTTCAACAGCGTTTAAATCATCAAGGGTCTGCTCTAAAGCAATGTTTACAAGCTGTAACAAAATGTCAGGCCGACTAATAGTTTTAGTTGGCGCACACCACCCTATCATTTGATCATTACCCTTAGTTAAATCATTCATAAAGTCTTTAAAATATTCTTTTTTCATTTGTTCATTACCTCCATAGTAAGTGCTAACTGTTCCTGTATGGTACGCAGTCTCCGATAGTCTGAGTTTAAAACACTGATAGCCCTCTCGCTCAGCCCCTCTTCATTGAGGTCAGCCATTAAGCTGTCGCGCATCTCTTCAAGTATAGCTATTAGAACCACAAAGTTCTCTTCTGTAAGTACTGTTGTCTCGCTTGTAATTGTAAACATCTTATCTCTCCACTGTTATTTTAAAGTCTGTCGCATCTAGCTCAGCCCTGACCGCATCCATGACCTTGGTTTCTAGTGCATCGTCGATCATAACTTCTACTGAGTATGAATCTGGTAGATCTAAGTCAGCCAGTGCAGAATCAATTCCATCGGCAACCTCATAACTATCGAGCTTTTCATCCATGCTACATTCAAGATCATCGAGTCTACTATCAACACTGTCTAGTCTTGAGGTGTCGCCCTCGTCAATCCACAGGGCTATCCTCTGCTCTTGATGATCAAGTCTCTCGCTCAAGTCTGTAGCCGACTCGCGGCCTATTGGTGGGCTGTCTCCATCCAAAATCACAATCCACCTCTCAAGCTCTTCGATTCTATTGGCATCGCGGATATGTATCTGCTCCATCTCTTTAAACTTAGCATCCAAGTCTTGTATATCAACGGTTGCAGAGTGAGACAGTCTATCAGCCCTATCTAGAGCAATGTTGTTAGTAATTCTATCATCAATCCACGCTTCTACTGCTTCAATTAAAGTCTTCATACTTATCTCCCCATCTCAAAAAACATTCGACTAAGTTCAACCACAGGCTGACCGTTAGACTTCTTTAACTTACCATTAGTAAAGGTATACAGAGTATAATTAAAACCCTCTCTAAAATTCTTTACGCTTTTATAGACTCGCACCTCAGAACCTTCATCAGTGTCAGGGTTTCTAGTTGCCCATGCTTTAAGTGTCTTTGCTTGGTCGGCTATTCGCATACTTCCCATATTAATATCTTGTGAAAATAAATACATTTTATAATTCCTTATAACGGTTATAATTATTTGACAGACTTGATTAGTCCATCAAGCATTGTCACTTGTGCAAAGAACTCGCGTCCTCTACCTGTAATGTGTGGACGGTTAGCCCCTGTCAGTTGTCCGTTAGGCACATACTCTGCACCGAACATGCTAGTTTCTATATAGCGCAACGGCTCACCGACATTTTCTTTCAAGTCTTTTTTGCTAACGTAATTAAATACTATCATTTTGTTTACCTATTTAGTTAATGTGAGTTCAGTATAAAGCAATGACAAAACCCTTGTCAAGCTTTTTTTTATTTATATATCCGCGTCCTTGTTTCACGCTCTTCTGGTAGTTTTGTTTCGGTGTAATAATAGCGGTGGTTGTCTGGGCCTGTAATGGTTTCCCAGACACTAGGATAGCCAGTGTTATCGTCCGTATAAAACATAATGTCACCTGTTTTGCCGTCAATAATATAATACTTTTTGTCTGGTATGTTCATGTCGTCTATTCCTTATAACGGTTATAAATATTAAGCATCAGTTAAATAGCTGTAGTGTACCGCACTTACATGTGCGCCATCAATCCACTTCTTAGATTTAGTTGCTAGTAAATCGCACCAAATATCCCATAGGCTTTCCGTGCCTATGTCATGGCACACATCAATATACGCCCACACCTTTTTGTTGTTGGCATCGACACCCTTGCTAGTCTTTGGATTCTTAGACAGTGAAAGATCTTTAATATCTAACCTATACAGTCTGATATTGTGTACGTCCATGCACCCAACCAATCCGGCCATCAACTGACACGTAAACCCTGCCTTGGGTATTCCTAAGCCATCGACTCGCAGAAACACTTCCATCAATGCCCTTGCTTTATCGCGGTCTGAATCACCAGAGTTTATCGCCGCCATAGCATCCGTATATAGTTGGTGCGAATTGGCCTGTAAATACTCATAGGTTTTTATCTTATTACCCCACAAAAACCTAGACTCTGCGCCATTTAGCCTGACATCTTTTAGTTGCTCACCAACGCCAAGCCAGTTCTGCTGTATGCTTAACACCACCATGAGTATGACTTGCATCATATTATCAGCAGAGACTTGCGCGTATTCTTGACAGTTTACCCCATCTTTTCTGTAATGAAATAGTTTCATAATCTTTAATCCTTATAACGGTTATAATTATTTAACCTTTATCGGTCAAACCCACATTAAAAAAACCAGTGTTTACAAGCACATGATAGCCATGCTTAAAATCATACTTAACATACGGCCTCCGCAGTTTATTAAAGCTAAACTCTAGCACACTGTTAGCACTAACCACCACGAACCCACGTTCGCGCTTATCATCGAACCACGTACAAGCCCGCATTATTTTAATATTCAACATTTTATTTCCCTTATAACGGTTATAATTATTTAGTTTGTGATACGCCACTTGGGTATCACGGTGTCGATAGTATACCCCAACTGCTCAATCAATTCAAGCGTTGAAGCGGTAAGCGTTTTTGTACCTGCTAATCTAGCGAAAGTCTCTGCATTATTACAAGCCGGATAGATTACTGGCCGTCCGTAACTTTGTTTAACTTCAATTAAAATTGATCTGCTCATTATTCTATTTCACCTTTATAGTTCATTGTTATTTCAGTACCATCACTAAAAGTGATAAGCGTTCTTT